CTTCCCGCGTCACGTCACCAACTACACCCCATAACGGCCACCCGCGCCGGCACGCTGCACATCCGCGAGCCTGCGACACCTTCTGGCTGACCAGTGGACACCGGACGAGACGCGGGAACACCCTTTCCGGCACGCGTAAACGCTGCGCTCATCAGCGAAGGACGCCCTCAAGGTCTCGCCCTTACTCGGGACTGGCGCACCTGCGCGGGCCGGAACCCCTTCCCACACAAGCGGAGGCAACATGAACCGGCTCCGATGGTTGTTCACCGCGTACGTCACCCGGAAATACTGGATCATCGACGAGTCGCCGCTCAGTAACGAGTGGCACCAATACCCCAACCGTGACCTACGCCGGCACGAAGCCTGCGACTGCTGGTGCGGCCCCACAAGCGTCATGCACGACGACGACGGCGACTGCTGGCACGTCATCCACCACTCGCTAGACGGTCGAGAGGTCAGGGCATGAACCCGTTCCAGTGCGCCGACTGCCAGCGTGTCTGGCCGTGCATCTCCCTCGCCACCCGGTGCAAGCATCAGGTCGAGGTGAAGGTGTGACCCGCGACCAGGACGTCGAGGAAGCCTACGCGGCCCAGTTCGACGCCGAACACGGAGCTATTGAGGCGTAAACGGCCGTCGAGGTCTCCCGAAACACGGGGGTTAGACCAACCAGAAAACGCAAGAACCGCGGAAAGACGCGGAAGTTCATCAACACCGACGACAGGAACTCTCCCATGGCACGCATTCAGGTCCTCGAATTGCCCAGCATCGAAGTCAATGGCGTCTACACGGTGCCGTTCTCGATCATCATTGATCAGGTCGAGCACGAGGACATCATGGGTTTCGGCGGGGCGCGGATCCGGCGACTGTCTGAGCTGACACAGGAAGACGCCGACAAAATCGCCCGCAACATGGGCGCCGTATCTGCGATCCTCATGGCATGCACGCTGGATCTCGCCTAATGGCCGCGATCAGTACGGCACACGTCAAGGTCATACCCGAGATCGACCCCGCCGACCTCGACGCAGCAATGGTCGAAGCGATCGCAGTCCGGGTCGCCGAGATCCTGGCAGCCCGCCCTCTGGCCCTCACCAAGGTGCTGACCATCGACACCGACTCCGGCGTGGTCACTCTCGACGGCCGCAACCTCGGCGCGTTCATCGCCCGTGAGAACATCAAAATCACACTGTAGCCCGGTGGAATCGATCTGGTCAACCTGCCGATCATGGCCGAGCGCATCGTGGTAGCGGGGACCGGCACGACCAAGGACTAGTCGGGAGTGCACCATGGGCACCCACAACAAGACCTACCGCAACGATCGCGCCTACGTCGCCAAGCGTGAAGCACTCAAGCGCCAAGCCCGCAAGACAGGCGCACCCTGCCACCTATGCGGGAAGCCGTTCGACTGGACACGCGAGAGCGACCCCGACTACTGGAAACACCCAATGGCATTCACAGCCGACCACATCGAAGCGGTCGGTGTCGGTGGCTCCATGACAGGGCAACTCAAGCCCGCCCACCGCAGCTGCAACTCCAGACGCGGCATGAAGGCACTGAACAGCATTACAGCCGCCCCAGCACCTAAGACATCACGGGAGTGGTGAACGGCCCACACGGGCGAACAGGCGGGGTATAGGACCCTCCCCCCACCCCCACGCGCCACGGGCGGCATAGGCGTGATTTTTGCACACGGGTGGTAACGGTCTACCAGCACACAGGGAGTTACCAATTCATTCGGCCTGGAGGTGGTCTACATGGCCCGTTCACTGGCTGAGTGCGGATCTTTCACGGCGTACAAGCGGCACAAGCGGAACGGCGAGCCTGTCGATGCCGCATGTGCCCAGGCTGCCCGCGATCAGAAGAACGTGCGCGTCGGTGTCAAGCGTGCGGAGACGGCCGAGGTCGTGCACCTGGCGATTGCCGCTGCGCCTCCGGAGGTTGAGGGCATCGATGAGCTCGCGGAAGCCCGCCTGAACCTCACGATCGTTCGAGCCACTATGCAGGCCGGCGTCCCCACCGGGATGGCGGCACTATCCAAGCAGTACGCCGATCTGGTTGCCCTTGTGAAGCGCCTCGAAGGCCAGTCCAAGCCGGAGGTGAGCGCACTTGACCAGCTCGCTAACCGCCGTGCGGAAAGGCTCGCAGCTTCCGCGAATTGAGTCCTACCCGGCGTACTTCACGAGCGCCGCTGATGACGCAGTGGATATCGCTGCAGTTGCCGGCCTGAAGCTCGACCCGTGGCAGGAGCACGTCTTGCGTGGGGCTCTCGGCGAGCGGAGGGATGGCCGATGGTCGGCGTTCCGCACGTGCCTGGTCGTGCCGCGTCAGAACGGCAAGAATGCGATCCTCGAGGCGCGTGAGTTGGCTGGGCTGCTGCTGTTCGGCGAGAAGGTCATCGTGCACACGGCGCATGAGTTCAAGACGGCGAACAACTCCATGATCGCGCTGATGAACCGCATCAAGGCGTGCGAGCTGATCGACCACGTGCGCGGCGGCGCTGGGGTCTCATCAGATACCGATATCCGCGACATCGACGGATTCAAGACCGGCAACCAGCCCTCGATCACGATGAAGGTCAACAAGAAGGACCACATCTTGCAGTTCGCTGCACGATCGTCCGGTTCTGGTCGTGGCTTCACTGGCGACCTCGTGGTCCTTGACGAGGCCTACGCGCTGAAGGCGTCCGAGATGGCCGCGCTCCTGCCCACGATGTCGGCCAAGTCGATCGACGGCAACCCACAGCTATGGTTCACGTCGAGCGCGGGAATGCCCGAGTCGGATCTCCTGGCCGGCCTGCGCGAGCAGGGCATGAGCAAGACCGCCGACCGCCTCGCCTATTACGAGTGGTCGGCCGACGACGGCGCGGAGATGACAGACAAGGATGCCTGGTATCAGGCAAACCCCGCGCTGGGCTACCGGATTTCCGAGGAGTACGTCAACGACGAGTACGAATCGTTCATGGCGGCCGACGCTTCCGAAGAGTTCAAGCGTGAGCGCTTGGGCATCTGGGCGAAGCTCGGCGGCGAGTCGGTCTTTGCTACCGGAGTCTGGTCCGGGCTGAAGGACGAAGAGTCGAAGCCTGGCGCTCAGATGGTCTTCGCGGTTGAGATCGCGGGCAACCGAGAGTCAGCCTCGATCGCTCTCCTGTCGTTCCGGGCCGATGAGCTTGTGCACGCTGAGATCGTAGAGAACCGGGTCGGCACGTCATGGGTCGGAACACGGCTAGCTGAGTTGCAGAAGCGCTGGAATCCGGTAGCGACTGTTGCTATCGCCGGGGGTCATGTCGACTCGCTGGTGCCGGCGTGGAAGCGTGACGGCGCCCGAGTGAAGCTGATCAAGTTTGGCGAGTACGTGCAGGCGTGCGGTGTCATTTATGACTGGATCACGCAGGGCAAGCTCAGGCACCTTGACGATCCCATTCTGAACGCAGCCATCGACGGCGTGCAGCAGAAATTCACCCGAGACAATGCGGCCTGGTACTGGTCGCGTGTGTCATCGGACGTAGACATTACCTCGCTCGTCGCCTTGACGGTGGCTGTGGCTGGGTTGGAAAAGAAGTCTGGCAAATCATTGCCGGACGGCAAGCGGAGAGGGGTGATCCTATGACGGGAGGCATCGACCTGGTGTTAGATCATTCTGATTCCGAGCTGCTGGGTGAGTTGATTCGTGTTTGGCAGCGGAAACGCCCACGCAACCTGACTCGCAGCGTCTATTTCGACGGCAAGGCGGCACTGAAGGACTTCGGGATCTCGCTGCCCCCTCAGATGCGCTCTATCGACGCAGCGTTGGGGTGGACGGCCAAGGGTGTTCATGCGCTGACGGACTTGTCGGACTTCACCGGTTTCGTGTCTGCCAGTGGCGAGCCCGATCCGTTCGGCGTCGACTCGATCGCCTGGGAGAACAACTTCTTGATGGAGTTTCCCGCGGCGAAGGTGTCTTCGGCCGTACATGGCTGCTCGTTCCTGACGGTCAGCCAGGGTGACGTGCAGTCGGGAGAGCCTGAGACGCTTGTGCTCGCTCGCTCGGCGGAAACGTCTGCCGCGCTGTGGGACCCGCGCCGGCGTGCGCTCCGGGGTTTCCTGTCCATCGTCGATTTCTCCAGTACGGGAGAGATTCACCGCATGGTGATGTACACCCCGGAGAAGGTAGTGACGCTCGTTCGGCAGGGTGGTGCGTGGCGCAGCGGTTGGACTGCTGAGGTTCGCCGCAACCCGCTCGGTATCGTCTCTGTCGCCCCGCTGCCGAACAATTACGAACTGTCCCGACCGCTGGGTCATTCGCGGATCACTCGCGCGTCCATGGGGTATGTGGACTCGGCTATTCGGACGATCGTTCGCTCTGAGGTGTCGGCTGAGTTCTATTCCGCCCCGGAGTATTACCTGTTCGGTGCGGAGGTCGAAGATTTCGTCGGTGATGATCGCTGGACGGCTCTCATGGGCCGGATCAAGGCGCTCGACATCGGGGACGGCGAAGACAAGCCGGATCTGCACCGGTTCACTGGTGCATCCCCGCAGCCGCACACGGATCAGTTGCGCATGTGGGCGAACCTGTTCTCAGACGACCAGGATCTCGAGGTCAAGTTCGCGGACAACTCGAACCCGACGAGCGCTGATGCGATCTTTGCCGGCAAGGTGTCGCTGACGATGGCGACCCGCACCGCAAACCGCATCTGGGGCCAGGGCGCACAGCGCGCCATGCAAATGGCTGTGATGCTGCGTGACGGGCTCACGGCTGTCCCGGCTGACATGCGGACGCTCGAGTCGCAGTTCACGAAGCCTGAGTTGGTTTCGCCGACTGCCCGCGCGGATGCGTTCTCGAAGCTTGCGCTCAGTATCGAAGGGTTCGGCGCGTCTGAGGTTGGCATGGAGTATGCGGGCCTTGACCGTGGGCAGATTGTTCGCTTGCAGGCTGAGCGGCGCCGGGCTCAGGTTGGCTCGTTGGTGTCTTCTTTGCGGGCGAACGCTGACGCGGCTGTCGCTGTTCCCCAGGTTGCTGCTGTGGCCGGCCAGCGTGGCGGTGTGTAGTGACGACGATGGCGGACGTTGAGGCGTATCGGCGCGGTTCGAGCGATATAACCGCGTTGGTGTTGCGCGAGGTCAACGACGTCCTGTCCTTCCTTGGCGATGGTAACCCGGTTGTTATTCGCGATTCGCTGATTCAGCTGTTGCCTGAGATCGTCGGCCCGTACATTGCGGCGTCCGGCGAGCTTGCGGCAACGTGGTATGAGGATCTCCGTTCGTCTGCTGTCGGTGGCACGTATTATGCGACCGCTTCGGGGGAGTTGAACCAGGCGCGTATCGACTCGTTGGTTCGGTACGGTGTCCAGCCGCTGTTTAGGCAGTCGAGTTCGACGGTGCTTTCGCTCATCGGCGGCGGTGTGCAGCGCATGGTTTCTGGCGCGGGGCGGGCGACGATCGCGAACAACGCGTCGAATGATCGGGTGCGTGTCGGTTTTGCGCGCGTTGCCCGTTCTGATGCGTGTTCGTTCTGCGGAATGCTTGCTTCTCGCGGTGCTGTTTACCGGTCTGAGGCTGCGGCTGGCGGTGTGGTTGGCCGCGGTGTTTCTGCTGCCTCTACGGCTGGCAAGGTCGGCGGGCAGGGCAGGGGCGTGAAGGCTCGCGGATCTCGTATGCTCGATTCCAGCAAGTATCACGACAGTTGCCATTGTGTCGGTGTCCCAGTGTTTCGCGGCGATACGTTCGTTACGGAATCTGCCGCCCCGTTCAAGGCGATGTATGACGCCGCGTTCGAGCTGAACGGCAACGGAGCGATCAGCGCCAAGGAAACACTCGCCCAGTGGCGACAGGTGCACGGCACCAAATAGATTTCCGCGTTCTCTCGCGGATCACCAGCCCGCACGGGCGCAATCCACGCACAACGCCGAGGCCGCATGGCCGCTATTCGGCATTCCCGCACGGGAAGAAGGAGCAGCAATGTCAACCAATCGAGTCTTCGGACC